ACATAACCCTGTCAGTTTTCTTTTTGTTGCCGTGAGTCAACTCTTCGACCCTAAAGAACGTACCGTAACGCTTCTGTAAATCCATCAAAGGACTCATTACCGCTTGCTTTGCCATCCCTCTTTCAATACCAACACTGATGGGTCTGTAGTCTCTAACGGCCTGAAATATCTTGGTGGCAGTCTCGTCAAGGCTCCACCGCCCATGTATAATGTTATCAACGTACCAGCCATCAGGACTAACTTTAACAACAGCGATTGCGGTTTCATCAAGTTTTGTATTCTTCGTCCGTTTCTTGTTTACTTCTTCAAAGCCTGCGAGGTCAACAGCTATATAGTAATCTCCAACCTCAGGCTCTTCTCCGTACTGTACCCAGTCTTCTTTAAACATTTCGGAGCCTCTTGCTTCAAATGAGGCCATGAACTCTTGTCTAAAGGCGTAGCTCGACATTGACTTCTTTGCTGTATCAATTTCGTGAGGGTCGAGGAGTGGGTTGTCATAACTGGTAAAGTGCCACCCCTTGTAAGTCTCATCGTCCCCTAGCTCCGCAAGTTTGTACAGTTCGTAGAAGTGATTACGTCCCATAGGCGTACCTATGAACATCGCTGAACCCTTTTGGTCAGCCAGTGCTGGACGGTGGATCTGCTCCCATACGTCAGGCTTCATGTCTGCGTACTCGTCCATCACAAGAAACTTCAAGGACACACCACGCATTGTCTCTGGCCTATCGGCTCCCTTGAGACTAATCGTGGCCCCGTTGACCAGCTTGATCTGCAGGTTGTTAATATGGCTACCTGCTATCACAGGGTGTCCTAGCTCCAATAGGGTCTGCCACATAATGTCACGGGCCTGACCCTGAGTGGGCGCAACGTAAAAAACGTGGCCTTTGTCGGCCTGCAGCGCATTGATGATTAACATCCACGCTGCGAGTCTGGACTTCCCTGTCCGTCTTCCTGCAGCTACTACCTTGAACCGTGTAGGGTCAGAGTAGACTTCCTGCTGCCACGGTAGTAACTGAACATTAAGATCCGTCACTACTCAAACACTGTTTGTTGTACTCTATGTCTGCAAACGTAACACCGCCTGTCGGCTCGTAGTAATCACAGATGTTATACTCACCGTCGTCGTTAGTATCACAAGCCTTATCCCAGTATATGTAACCGAACGTGAGTCCCTGTGATGTATCAAAGTCTGCACAGGCTTGAGAGAACCCTGTGTCATCAACATCTGTAAAACTACCTGTAGGAGTTGCTGGAGCTACGTAGTCACGCTTTGCCCAAGGAGCTTGCTTGCGAAAGTAAACATCACCTTTAGAATAAGTCTGCAAGGTAAACAACTTTGTATTTTTAGAAGCTACGTAAACTTCCTCGTTCTCACCTACGGTGTACGTAGATCCATCATCGTAGCTAATCAGGGTTTCTGCTTTGACTCCGATAGCAGCCAGAGCCATAATAAACACTACTGCCAGTCCTACAAACATCTCATTGAGGTTTTTCACTAGAAAGTTCTCCTATACTATTTAGGGCTTCGTTAAACTCGTTTGAACCACCAAAGTGGTAAAATACTTGAGGAATACTCCTTTTTCCTGTGAGGGCTTCTACCATGTCCCACCCCGGTTGACCCGGAGGAATGTGTACGTACTTGTACTCTAGACCGTACTCTTTTGCTGTTTTCTTTGCTCTTTTACAAGCAGGGCACCAGTCTGCCCCTACGATAGTAATCATACAAAGTTGACCAGTGCCGGTGCCATCTCAAGCAAATCAAAGGTTACTGCAAACTCCATATCTGAACTAGCCTCTGTTTGTACTTTGACCACCTCACCTTCGTGGAGGACAAACATAGGCCCACCGCCGTTTCCTAGAGTTAGTCTGTTGCCTCCAGCGACGCTTTCTGCATCGTAAATATCTACCCTGTTACTCCCGTCAGACTCAGCAAAGTGCATAGAGGCTGTCTTTGCAGCAGTTTCGTGGTTAGCAATAAAGATGTAGTGGATTATTGCATGAAAACCAGAAGGAACAGTAAACAACGTAGTTTCTGTTGCGTCTGTTAGGTTTGTGTGCTTTGTGTATAGCATTAGTACGTCCAGATTACAGGGACTGTGCCCCGTGTATCTACATGAATAAAGTCACCAGCGACCCCTAGACCAGTAAAGCCGTGTGCTAAGGCTTCTCTTATTATCGTATACCGTTGAGCAGAGCTAGTTATTTTTATGTCTGCTGCTATGCCTTGCGCGTGAGTTCCCGGTATCTCTTTTACAGCCTCTAACGGGTGGTCAGGGCTTCTGTAGCCGCTGGTGATAACAAAAGGAAACCCGCAGGCTTCCCTGAGAGAGTCGAGTTTGCTCAAGAAGTCCTGCTCCATACGGTTTTCACCAGTATGTTGGCAGTCAAACTCAGAAATACTAAAGTGTTTCACTTCTTTTTCTTAGGTTTTGCTTCTTGTACCGTCTTCTCTGCCCTAGCTACGTCATTGAGGTACGCACGTTCACAGTGATCCTCATCAAATACGTAGTCAATGGAGGCATTTAGCCATCCCCAAGCCTTGTGAGTGTCCTTGAGCCTGTGTGAGCGCCCTGAGACGGACTCGTTAGCGTTGTCACCCCACAGGAGGGCTACGTTTATAAGCTGGCTAGTGGCGTCTCCTACCCTTGTGACGTACCCGAGGGCTTCTTCTAGTACTTCGTCAAACTTGTCCCGTGACATCAACTGCTTCTCCATCAATTTCTTCTCCTGATTCAACGCTCTCACTAATTGTCGTGCTTCCCACCCCAGTGATATTAATCTGTATCGCGTTTCGTCCTGCATCTTTGATTACATCCTTCTCAAAAGCACCAACTGGGAGGATACGATCCATGATTAACTTCCAAGCTGCTGCCTGATTCTTATGGTCATCGTTAGTTGCAGCGTCAAATATCGTTTGTAGTACTAGTTCTGACTTAGGAGAGGCTAACATTCTAGCCTTGTACTCGTTAATGATAGAGGCATCACCCTTGGGTCTACCTACTTTGCCACGGTTCCCTGCAGTTTTTTCTACAATTTCACCCTTACGTGGCCTTCCTCTGCCTCTTTTTTTGGGTGTCTCTTCAGACATTATCCAGTATCCTTGTGTTTAACGTGAGTTCGCATGAGTCCCCTGCCTAGGATGCAACAGAAGAGGGGATCTATACGAACTATTTAACATTCAAACTTAGCCCTACATCTGCTGTACTAATTTCATCCTAGTATCTGCCTATTATTTTACCATACTTTTACTCAAAAGTCAAGTCTTTTTTGTACTATTTTTAACTGTAGTCCCGCCCCTGTAGAAACACGAGGTAAAACAAGCGGTTAGCTAGTGTATAAATTATGTTATTTTTGCATAGTTTTTCTTAAATTACCCTTTTGCAAGCCTGAGTGGTAACTACATAAATTAACCTGCAGCAACTCCGGTCCCCCGTGCGCGAATAAAGGCCACCCCCTGGAGTTATCCACAGGTTTATCCACAGGTTACGCACAGGTTGCCCACAGGCAGGGCCACAGAAGTTATCCACAGGCACACGCGAGTTATCCACAGGCGCACACAAGGCCGCACAAGGTGCCACAGGTGCGAGTGTGTGTGCCTAAGTTGGACCCTCTGGACTAACTGAAATTGGCACGATGTTTGCTTGCGTAAACTTGGCACGGTCTTTGCATGGGCATAACACAGGTGGTTGTTTATGACACATTGATCTAAAAAAGGCTTGCAAAGGGCGCAAATATCCTTACAATGGGTTCCCAAGTGACAGCGAAAGCGCCCACGGTGGTGAGCCCACCAAAGGATCACGCGAGTAACGTAAGTTCGACCTCTCCCTCGAGGGTTCTAAATTGGGGCGGTTGTCAAAGGACGCCAACGGCATCACATGGGCCACCATGCGCCAGAGGTCATCCACCGACACGAAAACCGGCAGACGCCACCACGCGAAAGCATGGGCCAGCCAACGGGCAGACAATCCACGGCAACAACGGCCCTTGTGAGTAGCTGGTGGCAACATTAGAGGGCATCGTTGGTGTCTTCCAATGTTGTTACCAATAGGGAGCATTAATCATGCGACAGCAATACGATGAAACGATGCGCGACACCATCAGCAAATACCGAGAAAACGGGTGTTGTACAGTGGTTGCGCTAGCGTGTACACTTGACTGGAGTTTTGGCAAGGCACACCGACACATGAAAAAATACGGCAGAATAAACCGCAGAGGAATGAACATTCTGCAATGGTTGCCAGCGTTAACGGATGCCGCCAACAAAGACGGTAAAACCGTGCGGGAATATCGAAGCGCAGAGGGCTTGACAATCAAGCGATTTGCAAAGGAGAATCCGAACGGTGTCTTTTATGTCAGAGTGAACAAACACGCGCTGGCAGTAGTTAACGGAAAAATGCAAGATTGGACAGCAGAAACGGCAGGACGCCGCAAGATCCTAAATTGTTACAAAATCGAGGGTTAGTTATGTGCAAGTCAACAGGGCGCACAGTTGTAGCGCCAACAAAGAAAGGCGCACGTGTTTGGCTACAGGGGCTTGAGTCTCTGGGCTGGACAGGCGGCACACGGTACAACGTAGAGTTTCACGACGGTTTTGTGACACTCTCACGCAACGCCGAAGGCAAACGCAAGGTGACACCGAGCAAAGGTGGTGTCATTGATCTGGAATCAAAGAAAGTCGCGCAGGTGTTCGACGGTTGCGCGTCAGTTGTTTACAGTGTAGAATTACACTCAATCACCATTAACAAGGGGTAAACCATGAAAGTGAAAAACGTAGGTTCAAACATGACAGAACTTAGCCTTACAGATGGCACTGTGGTGCTGTTCTCATACGAGACGCCAGTTGCGGCCGAGTGGGAGGGCGAGATATACAGAACCACACACAAGTGGAGTCAGACAACTACGCGACACATTAACAAATGGCTGGAGGGTAGAACCGCACAAGATGCCTACCAGACCTTTTTCGATGACCTTGTGCGAGGAGTGTAAACAATGGAAAACGTAACAACACAAAAAATCCTGGGCCGTCACACCATCGTGCGCCACAGAATGAAAAAGAAGCGCCCGTTCTCTGTCACCAGTGGCAAATGCTACCGAGCGTTTCACGCTGGGCGCTGGTCGATCTATGTCGCCAAGTCAACACCAGCAAAGCAGGTAAACATCTCAATCAAAGACAAATAGGGGTTGCGTTAGTGGTGAGCCTAGGGTACGCTCTGGGTTCACTGCTAAAACAACACCAGCACACGAGGGTTAAGCCATGAAATCAGCAACGGTTCACGTAGAGAAAAACACTATCAGCGGTTTGTGGGAAGTCCGAGAGAACGCAGTGAGAGTGGTAAACACTAAGCACAAATTTAGAGCGATACAGGACGCCGAAATCATCCGTAAGGATCTGGAGTCCAAGGGTATCGAAGTTATCGCACATTTTGACTTGAGAGGGTAAAACTATGGAAACGGTATTTGTAGTGCAGGGGTATAACTTTGGCGGTGACTCAAGAATCCTGGTTTGCAGGTATCTTGAGGACGCCAAGCGTGAGAAGTTTGAAATGGAAAAAGAGTTTGAGTTTGTAGACCTTGACGAGATGGAGGTAATGGACTGATGGAACCACAAGACAAGCCAGCGATGCCAGCAATGGCAAAATACGCCCTGTACTACAGGAGCGAGACGAGTGGCAACTGGTACGAGGAGGGCTGTTTTGACAGCGAGTGGCAGGCCAAAGACTGTATGCTAGAACACATACGCATACACTGGGACATGGATTGCGTCATTGTGAAGTTAAACGTAGTGAGCGAATACAAGGGGTGGAGCGATGGAGAGTGACATTGTGTGGCTTTGGGGTTTCGGTTGCCTAGTGGTAGTGGCTTGGCTTATCTTCAGCGAGGACACAAACCCATGAAACCAACAGTGCTGTTCCTATTCAATCATAGCGAGTACGCATTGCTCCCGTGGTTGCGTAACGGTGACTTCAACGTGGTGACTGTGGACTACAGCGACACAGACCACTCGGGGCACCATCTCATGCAGACGCACGGGCACGGGTTCCTGCGTCTGAACATTGATCTCAGCAGGGAAGACGCAAAGCAAGCAGTGGACGCAGAACTAGAAGACCTCGGCCTGCGCTCGCCTAGCGTGGTGATTTCGTTTGCGCCGTGTACTGATCTGGCGGTGTCTGGTGCGGCTCACTTTGAGCGTAAGCGACAAGCAGATCCAGAGTTTCAGAACAGGGCTGTACGCATGGCGAGACTAGCGGAGCAGTGGGGTGTACCTTACGCAGTAGAAAACCCTGTGAGCGTACTGGCGACCCTGTGGCGCAAGCCTGACTTTACGTTTCACCCGTGTGACTTTGCGAACTACTGCCCAGACGGGCCACACCCAGAGTTTCCCGATGTGATACCGGAGAAAGATTTGTACAACAAAAAGACTTGCTTGTGGACTGGCAACGGGTTTATACTACCCCAAAAGTCAGGGCTACCAGCGTTACAGCACGATAATCCTGGCCACGTTAAGCTGGGCGGTAAGTCAGCACGTACAAAGTACAT